GCCTTCTTGAACTCGCGGCGCTTCTCGTCGTAATCCTTGCGATATTCTCTTAGCGCTTGAATACCTTTGCGGCACTTTCTCTCGTCAAAGTACGAGCGAGGAAGAATGCGACGCATAGCATCGATACCTTCCTCCACAGCCAGTTTAGTGACGACGCGGAAACGGATGCCCATGTTTCGCGCAATCTCAAGCCGACTCTTTCCACTCGTAAACTCCCGAACCTTGATGTCGTGCGGGGCAAAATGCATTCCGTATGTATAGGGTTTCTCGTGGAGCTTTTTGATGTAATGCGTCAGCCCCTCGCCCTGCGCTTCGTAATAATCGATCCAGCGAATCTCGTTGCCGGCGATTTGAAGGAACCAAATCCCGGTAGCATCGCCGACGCCCAAGTCCCACGCCGTATGCACCGGGAGGCTCGGCTCCCAGGCGATGTTCCTTACGCGGCTCTCCGCGTCGAGCTTCTTAAATGCTTCCGCATAGAAGGAGCCTTGCATCGCGCCGTCGAAGGAACACCAATATTCTTGCTGGGCAAGGTTCTCATCCATACCTTCTTTGAGACGCTGATGGACGTAGTCCTCGGTAATGATTGGTATGCGCTTGCCGTCAACGACCTCGTAGGTGTCATCGATGGTGAGGCGCTCGCGGAACCAGACATCCGGCTGTTCACCCGCCGCCTGGTAGAGGTCGTATCCGTGGTTGTGACCGCGTGGCGTGTAGATGTAAATTTCCCAGCCCTTGTTCTCATCAAAGATTGGCGCCAGGAGCTCACGGGCCAAAGGATTCTGAATAGCGTACTCGGAGTACACCGCCCCGACCGGATTCGTGCCGACAAGAGAGTCCATGCGGTCTGAGCCAACGATCTGAACGAGGGAGGTCTTACCGGGAAAATTCGGGCAATCGATTTCAACCCACATCTCCTGCTCGTTTTTCTTGAGGAGTAATTCCTTCGGGATATGGTCGAGCACACTCATTCCCGATTTGTCTTTGCCCTGCCAAATAACTTTCTTGCCCTGCGCGTAGGTCGGGAAGATGTAGTAGTAGACGCCCGGGCGGACCTGGGTGGATTTGATGACGTAGTTAAACGTCGTCTTGTCTTTCCCCGCCCTCCGGTGCCACAGCCCTATCGCCTTCCGATACCCCGAGTCCATCGCCTGCCAGATGTTCAGTTGGTAGGCTCTCGGTTGGAATTTGTGTGGAACCACTACCGCCATCTGTTTCCCCCGCCGGTTCAACCTCGGCGTCGATAATTTCCGCCTCTCGTGCGAGGCCGCCATCGACGACCTCTTGAGGCGTGAGCTGAAGGATCACGACCTTCGGGCCAGCGTCAGCTAGTTGGGGTGTCGTCGGAACCTGTAATTGAGGTGCTGGTTTCCCGAACCCAAACTCTGCCAACAACTTCGCGGCCTGAATGCGATCCTTGATGCTTACTTGCTTTCGTAGCGATTTGGCGCCGCGCACGCTCTGCTTGTCGAAGACCTCGTTGTTCATGACGGACACTAGGAAATTCACGACCGTGTGGCCGCCGTTGGTCTTCGTACCGATGCGGTCCCTGAAATCGCGGTTGCGCTTCGTCGAGCCGTCCCGCGACACCCCCGAGGGGTTGCCACTCTGGCCCGGCTGAAACTTATACTTCTCGAGCGCCGCGGGGAGTCCTCGCTTTTTCGGTTCTTCTAATTCATCGGATTCGAGCTCCCCTTCAGGAGTTGTAGAATCAGTCACTTCGGTCATTGAGGGGCCAGTATGGAGAGGATTTATAGTTTAGGAAGGTAATCTCTTCACCTTGAGCACTATAAATAGATAGATTGTCGAGGATTACGAGCTTGTGCCGATCCAGGCACGCTTCTATGAGGCGGGGCGCGTATCCGCCGAGACGCTTTGACGCCTGGTTGAGAGTCTTCGATTGGACGACAGCCTCGATCACTTTGTGAACGGGATACTTCAGGGGGCGAGTAGGGTTGATGCCGGCGGCGCGTAGGTGGCGGCCGACGGTGACGGGGCCCATCTTCAGGAGCCTGGCGGTCTCCCTGACTGAGCCCACGAGCTTGTACTTTGCAACGACCTCCTCCCTGGTCGCATTACTCCAAGTCCTCAAGGGTGATCCCCTCTATCTCGATTGATTGGCGGAATAATTCAGTGTTGAGGCCCCACGGGTCCAGCTCGGCCTTCTCTATCTCGGTGCCGATGTTTTCGGCGTAGGAGACCAGGCCGGCCTCGTCCATCTGCCCACCGGCGACGAGCTTCAGGATTAGATCGCTGATGAAGTTGCGGCGAAGGCCCTCGCGCTGGGTAACGATGGGCGAGTATGCGGCCTTGTACGCCTCGATCTTTTTCTCTTTCTCGATGCGCTCCCGGGTCTCGCTCTCGGTCGGCGCACCACCGCCCATGCCATTGATCAATTCATCTGGCCCGTCGGGCACTGTCTCGCTCATCGCATCCCCTTTAACATTGGCTCTGCATCTCGTTTCTCGAACTCATGGTAGGCTCCCACGAGACGCTCGAAGTAGTCGTGACCCCACACGATCACATTGTCGGTGTGCCCAGGAAAATCCTTGCCGATGGTGTAGCCGGCTCCCTTGAAAAACCCCTCGGTGGCGGACGGGCACGAGGGCACGATCATCTTCGACACGCAGAAGCGCACATGATGATTGAGCTGGGCCAGGAGTGCGGTGCCGCCGTTCACAAAGAACGACATCGGAGCACGCTCGAGGAGCGCCGAGAGCACGAGCACATCCCCCGTGGCAAGCGGACAGGTCTCCCACCCGACGCCCGAGCCGTACACTTCAATAGGCTTGTACTGATTGGCGGCGTCCCTCACGAATAGGGGAACGTATCCCTCGTCGTCCAAGAAGCTGGCGAAGCGGAACCACTCTGCCATATCGGAATTCCTCGCCGGCCAGTAGGCGGCCTCGCGCAGGACAAGGGGCACGACGTTGGTGCGGCCCTTTAAAATCATGTCGGCGATACGGAGACCGGCATCGGGAGCCTTGAGTGACTCCACCCTCTCTCCCTGCTCGTGGGCCTTCACAATCGGCATGAGCTGATAGCTCGAGCTGGGCTGAGACGCCCGGTAACACTCTGGGAAGTGAGCCGTGTCTGGGCCCTCTTTCCTCGCAGCACACAGGATGGGCCTGACGTCCCGCATCAGGAGGCACGAGGAGAAAACCACCTGGACGAGCATCCGGCGCCGCATTTCAATGTCGGGCGGGAGCGGGTCATCGCGGAAGCCGCCCCGCGGCCCGGGAACGATATAGAGATCGATGCGCTCCTGGGGGTGGTGCTTATCGCGCCACATCGCGGCCTGTACGAGAAACTTCAGGAAATCAAACGTCGGTGGGCTCACCTTCAGATCGTAGACTGCTCTCATCGCCCTCATCTTTCTGGGCGGTGTCGTCGTCTTCGTTTTCTTTGAGTAGGTCCGCCAAGGGGATTGGCGTCTCGGTGAACTGAGAAATGGCATCGATGACCATGGCCGGGAGGATGCCAAACCTGATGACGAACCTCCCGGGGCGGTCCTCAACAATCCTGTCCGCCGCGGCCTCCTGCCCCCTCACCACCATCTTGGCCTGGATAATTTTGATGGTGTCCACGGCCATCTTCCTCTTCTCGGCGATAGCAGGATTCCTTGGTGATGTCGGACTCCACGATCTCGGTCATCCAATTACGCTTCTCCCACGCCTTGCCGTCCGTGATCATAAAATTGACCGTCTGCGACAGGCGGTAGACGTTGTCCATGTCGGTGCGGACCCAGGTGCCAATGGCGATCTTCATGTCCAGGCCGCTCCTCTCCTCTTCCCTGAGTAATTTCTTGACGGCCCGTCGTGCGTCGCCGAGATGGAAGAACACCTCGGACATGATGCCCGGGGCGTGCTTCCACGAGACGGCGTGCTTCACATCAGCGAAGCGGCTCATCAATAACCGCCCCGACCGCTAGCGAGGGTGCGGCCAGCCATTCCAATGAGGCCCAGCGCGGCCACAATTATCCCCAGCCCCACGAACGGCGCGAGGGCGAAGGAGTACAGACCCCAGAGCCAGATGCCCCACTCAGATGCTAGATTCAATGTCATTACTTTTCCTCCACGGGCGGCCATTTCTGTCTTGTTAATAGGTATTTCCCTACATAATCTGCCATACCTGACATTTTGCTTACTACACGGGCTGGATATGAAGCTCGCGGTAGCACTGCTGAACCATGGCCACCTGACGCGCTACGTCTGCCATGGCGGTTATGTGCTCGCCAATCTTAATGAGGTCTCGGGCGACGTTTTCTGGGTCCATGTACGGTCCTCGTTACAGGAGGATTGTGAAAATCGTGTGCTGGCCAGATTGGTCAGCAGAAATACGCCCAGCAGTCGTTGTCCATGTCGGTGTCGTCTTCGTTTACATGGAAACCCAGGCCGGTGAGCGTCTTGCCTTCCTCGGAATCTTCGGGCACATCCTTGAGGGAGGGCCCGGTGTAAAGGATGTCGTGCTCGGCGTGGCAGAAATAAGATGTCTTCTCGCCGTCCTTGGCATACTTGGCGAGGATGTCGAGGGCGACGCGGAACCCTTCGATGGTCTTGGCGCGTGGGTCTTTCAGGTAGTAGTCGTCATGGGTGCCCATGTAACGTCCTCGATACAGGCGGAATTCGGAAATCGTGTTCTAGCCATGTTTGTTCTAACGTACTCTCGGGGCCCCACCCCCTTCTTGGGGGTACCCCCACATAATGTGCCGACGCGAGGCCGGCCCCACAATATATGGTGGCGAAAATATCACGAAGGTGACGGGATAATGCCCCCATAATCCCCGCAACCTATTGTTTTTCCAGGGAGATACATCATTATGGGCCCATCATTTGACATAATGTAGATTATCATTACATCTCCACGTTACGCTAATGTTATCAATCACTTACAATTTACCTAGATGTTATGGAAGGTGGCCTCGAGGTGGTGAGACACCTGGACATCTACCTGGTAGAATGTTAGAAATCCACACGATTTGGACGGCACAACACCAATAAATACAGGGAGATAGGTCATTTCATCCCTCTACCCATGAGACGGTGGGCGAGACAGGGCCAGGCCCATAAGTTTGTTCAATCCCTGAACACTCCCCTTCCTCCCTCCCAACGCGAACATCCGCTCACTTTCCATCCACCTTCCTCTTCGGGAGTGCCCAGCCTGTTGGTTCCGGCTTATGCCACCCTCCATGAGTCGGTGAGTAGTGGACATCAAACGTGCCGTCACCCCTTGGGATAAGGAACACGAGATACTCGTTCATCTTCACCTGGGGCTCGGAGAGCTCTGGCATCCCGAGAGCCACCATCGCCGTGGTTGCTACCACGCCCTTGAGAAATGCCCTACGAGTTGTCATTCACCCACCTTCTCGAGCTCCCTCTTCAGCCCATGCTCTAGCTCTCTCCTCGCCCTCTTCTCGGCCGCCCAGAGGGGATATTCATCAACTCTTCATCCTTGAGCGTCAGCGTTACCCTCACGCCCCGCCTCCCAGGTTGTGTCCACCGATGTCACCGACACCACGACGGTGGTCATGGCTCACGTTCACCTCTTCCACGGGCTCCCTGCCCTCAATCTCAGAGAGAGCCCTGTCAACGATCCTGAAGCAATACGGCTTCATGACGTCGCGCTTGAGGTGTTCATGAACGAGCCACTGGAGCGTCCTGATCGCCAGGTCGCCCTCCTTCATCTTCGCGTCTACCTTCGCCACCACCGTCCCGAGGAGCTCGGCAAGCTCTTTCAGGTCTTCGTTCATTTCACTCCCAACGCCTTGAGCGCTCCCTTTGAAGAGCCGGTCCACGCATAAGCAATATCTGATGCCCATGCCGGTGCGCGAAATTTCTTACCACCCCGCTCGGTGCGGCCTGTCGTTGTAACGAATGACGCATTCTTGTATCCCAAAAACCTTAGGAACTTGGCGTTGGCTCACTGATCTGGATAGTCCGACCTAAACCCCATCTTCGGATTGGCCTTCAGCCAGGCGATCATTCCCTTCCTCGTGAATCCTTTTGGTGGTCTCATCCTTCCCTCCTAATGGTCCGAATGTTTCCTGGGCGGTCTCAAGGCAGAATTTACAGATGGCGCCGGTGGGTCTGACCTCGACCTCGGCGATGATGTCGCAGACTGAGCACCTCATGATCGACGCATTCTCATCGAGCGTCTCGAAGTATTCCTCGTCGTTCATGCTCACCTCAGGACGGAGGCTTGTTTCTCTCTTTCAATATGGCGTCTGCGATCTCGTATGATGCTCGGGCCACCACCTTCGCGTCGTCAACTATTTCTGGACCAATCTCGTAGGCTCATGCCGGGTTCATCTACTTCACGGTCAGCCGACGTTCTGGGGTCTTTTTCCGTTCCCTTGCCTGGGAAAGCCGGGCCGCCGTCGGAGTGGGATGAGTAATTCACGGGCTCAGTAGGTCCGATATTCAACTGAGCACCAACTCGTCTTGGTACACGCCCTCGATGATGTTCTCTAACGCCTCGATGTCCTGGTGGTTGAACACCGTCTGACTCGGCATGATGTTATTCATCTCGGTCTCGCTCGCGTGTGTGGCGCCGGCCGTCTCTTCTTGGTCACGCTCTACCCTGACGATCACACCGCCGAGCTTCTCGACCACCTCGGCCTCATTAATGAAGCGGCAGTCATCGACCACGACGTTGTCGAACTCGCGTGCCCTGCTCTCCCAGATGTTCGTCCAGATGTCGGCGTGGATGATGTCCCTTCCCCACTCGGTGCCGATGGTCTGCATGGCGTGGCGCGGCGTCTGTCCGCAGAGGAGAGCGCATGGTACCTCCTTCAGGTGACCATTGATCTCGGCCTCGGTGAGCCCCATCGCTCTGACCATGTCCACGAGCACCGCCTTGAATTGGATCAGCTCGAAGTTGTGGTGCTCCACCAGGTAGTTGGCCGCGGTGGATTTACCGGAATTCTTCTTGCCAGTGAATGCGATGATCATGAGAGCTCCAGGGCGGGATGCTCTAAGCTCAGGGAGGAGGCCCGGGTTGACTCTGCGGCGGTCAATGCCAACAGCCCAAGCCCCCTCCCCTTGCCCAGGAAGGAGATTCAACGGTGCAATTATGGGTATATTTGTACTCAAATTCAAGGGTATTGTACGGGAATTCACGGGGGGAGTAACGAGAATTCAGGGGTGTGAGGTCCAAATTTGGACAGAATTGTCCGCTTGAGCTTCGGCCTCAGGCTTTCAAAACGCCTGAGATCGCCGTGGTCACTCGAATCAGATAACTTATGAGGCGGTGAATAACAAGGTCGGAGAGAAAGCCTACAGCGATTCGAGCCTGACATTGTTGTGAACCACGCCTCACTCAAACGAGGCTACACCGACATTGGCTACCTGTCTATACCCCCGGGAGCCGTTTGCTGGAGAACTCAGCAAAAAGACCCGCAAGTGGCACGATTATTGTGCTCACCTACGGGTCTTCTCACCTTCGGACTATCTTTACAGCTTGTGCCTACTCTTCCTCGAGGCTCCTCATCGCCTCGCCATATCCTTCCCAATTATCCACGCCGGCCGCTTCCAGCGCATTCAACTTTCTCTCTGCGAGTGCCAGGGCGGCCTCGAGCTCCTCATACGTTGGTTTTTCGTCCACCTTTTACTCCTCCATTGGGCGACCTAGATCGAAATATCTTCTCGAGGCTACACGCCAGGTTGCTTGACCGAACACCACCTGGCCACCCTTCTCACGCCCCCACGGTCCTGGGAGACGATCTCCTAGACTCCACCCCTCGCCCCGAGAATTTTATACAGCGAGCGGCTCGTCAATCCTCCTGGTGAGCCCGTGACAGCTTTTGCACAGCCACACCACCTCGAGCGGCTTCGAGTAGTCCTCATGGTGGGCCTCGACGTACTTGGTGGAATAACACTCTGAGCAGTGGGTGCCCTTCTTGATCTTGCCCTTACGGATGTAATAGGCGAAGGTCCGTTGGGCCCTTATCTTTTCAGGGTTACTCATCCGCCACCGATTATGGCATCCCTCCGCAGACCGTTTGCCATGGCCAGCGCTTCGATACTCCCTCCACACATCAACGTCGTAGCGACCGCGTGCGTACTCCCTAACACAAGGCTTGCACTTACTGAAGTGTCCATCTCGATTGTTGGGGTGCCTGTAGAACTCCTCGAGCGGCAGCAAGCAGTCGCATTTACGACACACCTTCATGTCCATCAGAAGGGGATGTCGTCGTCGGTCATGGGCTTGTTGCCGGTCGGGGGCGCCGTCTGCTGACCAGCACCGCTCGAGCCCTGCGCTCTCCCTGCGGCCGGGACGACTGTGAATGCGACGATGGAGTGCTTACTCTTCTTCGAGCCGTCAGTGCCCTCCCAGGTGTCGAACTTCAGGTACCCATGCACGGTGACGGCCGTGCCCTTATGGGTCTGCCCATTCTCGATCAGCCAATCGCCCGGCTTGCCGAACACGGCGATGTCGATGAAGCAGACCTCTTCCCTTTGCTGATCGCCCTGGCCCCATTTTCTGTTGACCGCGATCCCGAAATTGACGACCGAGGTGCCGCTCGGCAAGAACCTCTTCTCGGGGTCTCGCGTCAGGTGCCCGATCATGGTCACGTTATTTAAACTCGGCATATTCACTCTCCTGGGAGCACCAGCTCCCCGATGGTGAGGCGACGCACGACGGCGCCAATCCTCTCTTTGCGGCTCTCGGCGAACCGCCTAATGAGCTCATCCTCACGCGCCGAGAACACCGCGGTGATGCGATGCGTGAGTGCCTTTTCGCCCAGGCTGGGCCTTCCTACCCTTATCTCTCCCACATATTTTTTCCTTTTTGGTACCCGTAAGTACATGATTTGAGCGATTATACAGGTAAAGTGTCATCATCCGCAATAAAAGTGTACTTTATTCTTGTGGATTCGGACGTATTGTGAGAGATTATGTACCGAGGACGCTACATCAACCAGGAGGAATCGTAATGAGCTTAGACGAAGCCAGAGAAGCCTATCAGTCGTTTCATTGTTGCCGGCTCGCCGGTGGCCGGGTGTCGCTCGAAATTTCCCGGCAGTACCAGGTCGCGCTCGACGTATTCGAGGACCACGGGATTGACCCCGACGAGGACGCGGAAAACTACTAGCCCCTCGGGGCACCGGGCTGGTGGCGCCCTTCTTCGGGCGGGGGCGTCGCCGGCTCGGGATTAAAAGGGAGGAGTGAAATGGAAGGAATCATCAAGGGATTTAACGGCTCGTGGTCGAGCGGCCTCGGCTTGCTCTGCTTCGAGGATGGCCAGGCCGTCTACTGCGAGAACGGCGCGACCCGTGCGCTCGACTCGTGCTTCCCGGGCTTCATCGCCCCAGGCCATGTCATCGACAATGACGCCATCGCCGGCCAGCGCATCAGCTACTCGGTCGGCTTCGGCAATCTACTCGAGAGCTTTTCACCCGTGGAGGAATTTTAATGTACGACGAGCAGTGGGCACTTAAAATCGAGCACCGGGGAGAGGTGGCCAAGACCAGGCACTTCACCTCGGGCATCAACGCGAGCGCCGAATTCATCAAGGCGCTTTCGGCCAACTACCCCAAGGGGGCGGACATCTACTACACCGTGCCCGGCGGTGAGCCCTATCACAGGACCGTTGAGCCCAAGGAAGTGGAGGTGGTATGAAAAAATTAAGGGAGGAAGCCGGCCTCTCCCAGGTTGAATTGGCCGATCAGAGTGGTATAACAAGAGGGACAATAATTCGGATCGAGAAGGGTAGCCAATTTCCAACAATCGACACCATTCTCAAGCTGGCGCCCCCTCTCGGATGCTCTTCCGACCGCCTCATAAAGGAGCTCTGGGAAAATGGCAAAACAGACTAACCCTAATTTCCCCCGGCCACCCGATCTGTACACCCGGCCGGGGATATGGAAAGCCGTAGACCTTTCGACGCTGGAGCCGAGAGAGCTCTGTCCATACGTCGTGATCGATAACGTCTCCCCTCGCGGCCTGATCGCCCAGGTAAATGGCACGGGCGAGGAAGCCTGGGAGACCGCTAAACTTCTCGCATCCGCCGGCCGTCTCCACGACGCGCTGACCAATCTCCTCGCACACACCCGTTCCACTAAGGCCATCGAACAGGCCAAGGAAGCGCTCGCAGAATCCAACCTGTAACGCCCCCACCCCCTGCCCCGCGATCTGATGGGGTGGGGGTTTTTTGGTTCTATTAATAATACCCATATATGCCAATAGTACAATTCTGATATATACTTGAACGTATATTAGCAATTCTGATATATACTTGAACGTATATTAGCAATTTATATACATTATTTTGTTGACCGCGTGCATTCCCTATGGTAGAAATGGACCCACTGTTATCTCCACGCTCGAGAACGGCACCGAGAACCCGGCCGCCATCACCCTCTTCCGCCTCGCCTACGCCCTGCAAGTTGAGCCCATAAAACTCTGGACACCGGACCAGACAATGATTAAAATGCTGGACGAAAGAAGAGCGAAAGCGAAAGTGCTGTATCCAAGGAAAAGGTATCCATTAGATAAATAATTTCACAAGGGGGACATATCATATATTATCACTTCTTCTACGATGTAGTGTCCTCAAGTGTTTGATTAACCCCAACATATAGTGGCGAAAGATAGCAAATATACAACGAATCGATAACGAATGTGCAACCTATTTCACAAGGATTTCAATATGGTCACTATAATCAAAAGCGAAAACCCTATATTTAATGGGCGTATATCATGACACGACATATCAGAATTGCCGTGGCCAATGAAAGCCCCGCCGGCACTGAGTATCTAGTTGACCATAACTTAGAAGAAGACTCCTGGTGGGATGGTCTGATCGCTGACGTCTGCTTGGCCATTCTCGTCATCGAGCTGGGAGTGTACGCATGGCTGATTCTATAGCCGGGAAGAAATACACGATCGAGAAAGCCCCCTCCTCGCCGAAAGAGCCCGGCACGATGGCCGAGTTGTTTGCGCGAGTCAAGGAACTCCAGACCTACATGATGGACCGCAAGCGTAAGGGGTCCGAACTTTATCGTCGGCTCGAAGCTATCGAGGCCCGGCTCAACGACATCGAGGAATACGTTGCCGCCCGAAAAGGAAACTATCCGAATGGCTGAGAAGAAGGAAAAGAAGCTGAACATCCACCAACGCATAAACGCCATCATGGCGGACCTTGACTACGTCCAGAAAGAGAACAAGAGAGTCAACAACCAGTACACCTTCGTCAGCCACGACGCCGTCACGGCGGCTCTCCACCCCCTCCTCGTCAAGCACGGCGTCAACGCCATCTATCACGTTCTCGAACACGGACAGGACGGCAACCGCACCGAGGTCGATCTTCAGGTGAGCTATATCAATATCGACGATCCCGAGGACCGCGTAACGTGTGCGTTCTTTGGCTACGGAATCGATCCGCAGGACAAGGGCCCCGGCAAGGCATACTCATATGCGAAGAAATACGCGACGCTCGAGACCTTCAATCTCGTGACGGGTGACGCCGAGACGCCCCAGAACAACAATCCCGAGCGCGACAATATTGACCACAAGCCGGACGCCAACCCTGGCCCGGCGAAGCAGACCCCGAAAGCCGCCCCCGCGAAGACTCAATCTGATGAGTCTGGGGGCGGCCTCCTCACTAAAGATGAATTCAAAAATCTCATGACCTACCTAGCCGACAAGGGGTATGCGCTTGATCAGCTCGATCAGGCTTGCGTCGAGATCGATGTCAAAGACCCCAAATTCCTTCGCCGTGAGAACAAGGCCGCCCTATTGGCCGCACTTGAGGCCATGACGCCCACGGGTACGCCCAAGAAGGCGGGGGCGAAGTAATGGGCCAGGTCACCCAACTCCAACTTGCCAAGCTCAGGGCGAAGCTCCCCCAGAGCGACAGCGAGAGGGCTGTCTGGGCGAACGTCTCGAAGCTCCAGAAGTTCTGGGCGGCCAAGTACGGCGAGGTCAATCAGTCCAAGTGGGGCCCGATCAAGTACCAGTTCAAAATGTATGAGAGGAAAGCCCTCTTCACCCTGGTCGATCACTACGGGCTCGTACTGGCCATGGCCATGGTGTGGCGGTTCTTCGATAACTCCTCTGGCGCGTTCGAGGTGGCGCCGTGGGCCGACGAGCGCACCGTGATGGCCCTCTGCAACCGCTCAACCCTCACCTATCTGCTTTGTGAGGATCGCATTCTAAATGACCCAGCCGTAACGAGGGACTCCCTCCGCTCATATTTCGCCGATTTATTGGAAGGAGATCACGATGAACGAAACAATCGATCTGGTGGAGATGTACAACCAAGCCTCCCGACAGGGTGATCTCAATTTTGAGCGGCTCGTACTCGAGGGTAACGACCGGAGTGGTTACCTATGGATTGAACGTGACCCTCACCTCGCGTGCGACACCTGTCACATGGCGCACCCCGAGCGCACCTACCGTGACCTCCACGTTGGGTATCGGTGTAGGAGTGAGCGCGAGGTCGAGCAAAAGCAATCGCGCAACCCGCTCGCTGGGACATCGCCGCTCGAGACGGTCAGGTGCTGGGGCCATCTTGATTGGTTCGGCAAGAAGGCAGAGACGGTCACGGACGACTATTACGACGGCCTGAGGTGGCTGAACAACGGCCGCGAGAAGAAAGACGTTGCCGGGCTCCTGGCCTGGGAGAAATGGTTCACGAAGGAAGGCGCCGCGGAGCGCAAAACGAAACTCGAAACGGCCGGTCACTTGGAGTGATCCGGTCACCTGGGTAGCGGCGTCGGGTCACCGGGGGGTACCTGGCGCCGCCCCAGGATTGAGGAGATGACATGAATTGGCTTGCTTCATATTGCGCGAATCACATACCCACCCCCTACGAATACGGGGGGAATCCGCCACAACTCCCCCCCCTCCCCTTCGACCTAATGACCGACGAATACATGGCCGAGCAATTCGCCAAGCGCAACCGCACCGATGAACAAATCATTGGTTCCGCCGACCTCTTAATTCGAATGGTCAAGGAAAACCATGGCATCGAAGAAGAAGCGGAGCCCGTCAGCGATTGGCAGGGCGAACCGCGTGAAGGGGCACCGCACTAACTCGCTTGTGCGTGATCTACTCATCGCAAAGATGGGCGGCCGAGCTGTCGTATGCCACCGCGCAGATTTCGATCCGTATGGCGGCGACGTTATGTGGTCCGAGAAAGGTGCCGCCTTCCAGGTTAAATCTGTGAAGAACATCTACAAGTGTGTGCTCGAGAATCTCAGCGACGATGGCCTGGGTGTCATGGTCGGCGACGACGGCACGAAGATTATTTTGATGAAGGATAACGATGGATAACGACCGGGCCCTGGCTCAATGGGAACGCATCATCGAGAGCAGGAGCCCTCACCTCCGCTCGACCGAGCCGTGCCCAAAATGCGGAGAGGACGCAGAGGACGGGAATCTCTGCAACGACTGCGGTGAGATACAAAGAGACGAAGCCGCCGACGCCCAATATCACTACAACAGGGAGAGAGAACATGGGATCGATTAAAGAATCGAACGGGAATTTGGATTGGGTGATGGACGGCGCCGAGAAGAAGATCGCCAACTATCGCGGTTTTGTTTTGTTCACCAGGGTGACGCCGGCGCCGAGGATCAGGGGCCTGATGCAACACTTCTACCTGGGGGAAATCTTCAAAGACGGCAAGCGCATCGTGGCCCTCCGGTTCCCGCTCATCGGCGAGGCGCGGGACTACCTGGTGGATCGCGTGGACGAGCTCATGGAAGAGGCGAAGGCGGCGTGATGGGCGACAACACCGCGCTAAGAGATGAATTTTCAATGAATGTTCTTCCCTGTGTCATATCTCATGCAGAAGCCGTCGCCGCCGTCGGGCCGCTCCTGCCCAAAGATGAATCTCGGCCCGAATGAACTGGCCCCTCCTCATCTCAATCCCTCTTTACCTGTTCGCCGGCATCTATGAGCTCTTGTGGGGTAGAACGTGGATCGGAATAATGTTGTTGAGTTGGTCGGTCGGGAACACCGCCCTGGTGCTGGACAGCACTGGGTGATGCATATCGCCGTCGAAGAGCTCGAGAAGTACAAGGGCGAGGGCTGGTCATACATGGGCCCGGCGAAGCCTTACGGTATGAGGTCTATTTCTTGCTGGGTGGGGCGTTATGACGCCAAATCACCTCCCTCTTCCGAATCATCCCCTTCGGAATCCGCATCTGACGGTTGACGTCCTCCTCGTCTTTACTCCCCGGTGAGAAATCTGCGGAGAGCACGACGTAGCCCTTCGTCTTCGAGCGGCTCTCTCTGGTCACCTTCCCCACCGAATGCACGAGCGGTGCCTTCCATTCGGTCTCGGGGTCCACCCAGCCGCACGTTGCCTCGGCATCCTCCCAGATAATGAGCGTCACCTCGTCCTTATGTTTCACTTAATGACGTCCCTCCCCATCCTGACGTATGGGTTCCCTGCCTTGTCCCAGCGCACGGGAAGCTGTTGCACGTTGAAGGGCCCCTTCTTGTCATAGTCCACGACCGCCATGCAGTGTTGCCAATCGACCGGGCCGCGTGCGTACTCGGGCTCGAGCGTGCAGAGGCACCCATTTGTCCAGCTCTCGATGTCGGGCATCCCGTCCGAGGAGTGTGCCTTCATCTCGCGCCGGTGGTTGTGACCCGTGATGACTGACCTACGAAACTTGCGGAGGTTCGTTGCGGCCGTGTGTGTGCCAGCCACCTCGCCGTGTCTGAGCATGAGGTCGCCCAGGAAGAGCGGCTTCCCGTAGTCCATCCACACGATGCCGTGGCGGTCGAGCTTGAACAGCTTTCTCGGGTGGAGGAGCTTCATGGCCTCCTCTGCCGCATCCCCGAGCTTTGAGAAGAAGCCCTCGGCCGACCATATCCACTTGGTGATCCTGAACTCGTGGTTACCGCCCAGGAGGTAGGTCTTCTTCGCGTGCGGCGTCTGCTCGTGGTGTATCTTGGCGCCGACCTCGACCTCGGTGTCGAGCGTGCCGTGTGAGAACGGCCTCTTGGTGAAATCAGAGATCGGGTAGGTGTCGTAGAAGTCCCCGATGATCGCATGGACGTCGGGCTTCAGTGCCTTGATCAGTTGTGTGGCCAGCGCCACCACGCTCGGCGTGTGGAAGGGAACGTGGTAGTCGTTGGTTACGACCGCCAGCATTAGCGTGTCGCCAGTAGGGCATCCTTGTTGTCCGCACCCTTACTGCTCCCAAAATAGTAGGCGGTGATCGAAGCGATGATGCCGCCCAGGACGCCGAGCATGATATTGACCGGCTGAACGGATGTATCGGGTATCTCCCAGACCATCATGGCCCCGAGGATGGCGAAGAAACCGACGAAGCTGGCCAACGCGATGAGAGACGGCGCCCAATCCCTGACGGCCATCTCGCGTTGCCTGGCGCTCGAGCGGTCTGCCGCGTGGAGCTTGTCCACCTCGACGCCCAGCTCCCTCATCTTTAGCTTGAACTGCATCTCCTCGACCTTGAGCTTCCCGAGGAGTTCTGGGCTCGCAGATTTGAGGACAGCGGCCAGCTCATCCTCGGTCCCATCGGGCTTGCCCAGGAGCGCGTTACTGAGGGCTCCCACGGCCGTCCCTGCAAGGGGCCCACCGAGAACGGTCGCTATCGTGGGGGCAACCGCCCTCACTGCTTCTTTCCAATCGAATCCCACGGTCTCTCCTACTTCAGGCGTAAGAAGGTGTGTGCGCCAATCTCGGCGGTCACCTTATTCTCGTTGACGGCGTTCTCTGCCCAGGCCGGCAGAGTCCCTCCCCTGGTTCTCTTCGTCAGGGGGATATTCAGGTAGTGTGTGGCGCCGTGAGTCGGGTCGGGCTCGAGGGCGTTCATGGCGGACGACGCGGCCTTCCATGAGTCGGCCCGGGTAGCGGTGCGGAGCTTCAGGCGTTCCCCGGCCTGTTCCTTGTAATCATCGTTCCAGCACGAGAACTGCCAAGGCTTGAGGCACACCCTCTTCCAGCTAGTACCAGGATTGGTACGGTTGCGGATGACGTAGCCCACGGCCAGCTTGGCGACGTATGACTCAGCCGCCGCCTCGAGCGCGATGGTCGCGGCCACCACCTCAAGGTCAGACCATGCTTCGGGGCCGGGGCTGTCGGGGCCCATGCGAAACGGGGGGACTGAATGGGTCAAAAGAACTTTCCCCTTTCGGGCGGGGGCGCTTCGTTCTTGCCTTCGAGGGCGTCCTTGATGGCCTTCTTGCACCGATCAACGCCCTGCACATCGATATGTTTGTCAGCGAACATGACCCAGCCGATAGGGCACATCCCCTGGCCGGCGATCATTGGCGGCCCATGCTTGGCCACCATCTCGCTGGGTGACATCCTCGCGCCCGAGGAAGCGCACCCGGTCATTACAACAAGCAGGAGCCCTAGCACCCACCTCACGGCTTGTCTCCAAATATATTATTCCAGAAGGCGGCCAGTCCCCCCATGAAGAGGGCGCACCCAGAAACAAAGGCGCCGATAGCGGTGGCCTTGGCGCGGCTAACCTCGAGCGAGTCCAAGCGGTTGTCGTGCTCTTTCACCTGTTTCGATATGGAGCCGACATGGCCCTCTATCCCGTCCACCTTGCCCCTGATATAGCCAAGGTGCTCAAGTACCTCTTCGTCGCCACGGCGGCGGTCGTTCATTTCTAAAGCTCCGCGTCAAAGGTGAGTTTTGCAGAGGCGTTGGCCGAGGCGAGGATGGCGCAGTCTCCTGCCGCCCCCGACGCACCCGTCCATGTGACATCGATAAGGGCCATCTGGTTCGAGGGCTCCTCGATGGTCACGGCGTCCGCAGTCTTCAGGGTTGGGGCGCCGGTGGTCAGGCCGAAATGCGCGGCGCTCGAGACGGTGAGAGATGGCTCTCCCCTCATCTGAACGGGGAATCTTAGGGGCACCTCTGCATTGGTGGTGGTGATCTGCTGGCCGGCACCGATGGTGTCGGGAGTGCTCTGGGCGTCGATGGTGTAGCAGAACCTCTGACAGGCATCGAGCACTCTCTGGAACGGGTCGGGCTCATAGCTCGTCACGGCAGAGCCAAGCTCGAGCTTGACGTCGCCGATGTTGAGGATGTCGCCCGTTGCCGCGTCGGTGTCGTCCACCCAAATGAATACGCCGAGGTTCGTCATGCTCGAGGTATCAACCGAGATGCCCTTGATCGTGTGGGTGGCGAATGCATCTGCCGTCACAGCGAGGTTGGCGGCCGTGTTCTCGGCGGTCCAGTTGGTGGCGAGCGTCGGGTTGGTCCCCTCGACGGCCCAGGCTGAAATGATGTCCGAGGTGATCGCGTCGATGGTGCTGTCCCACGAGACCACTGCGGCCCTGACATTCTCGATGACAGCGCCGGTAGTGGTCCGCGCTTTGAATGAGAGTGAGACCGTCTTGCCCCTGAGACTCGCGGAGTCGATTCCCTCGAGCGGCTGGAAGATACCGAACTTCTTGTTGGCGGTGGCCACAAGGAACTTGATCGAGGAGTAGGAGCCGTCGGGCCTGACACTGGTGTCCTGAGAAACATCGACAACGTCGTTGCCGTCCGAGAGCAGGAACCAGCGGTCGAGGAGGACGACATCGTCGCTGTTAGCCGGGGTGGTCGCGGCGGTGAACGCGGTCCCCCTCTGCGCCACGGCGAACTGCCCATTGGTGATGAAGTTCTTGGCCGAGGATACGCCCAAGGTCTCACGGGCTGTTGGTGCGTCAGCGTCATCGAGGAGCGTCTGGGCGTATGCGGTGACCCCGAGAGTGGTGAGAGCATTCCCAGCGGCCGCGTCGTCCAGTAGTGTGATCATGAATGCCGAGATGGTCGTCGTGTCGGTGGGTAGTGCCGCCGCGCTCGTCAGGCCATCCGCGTCGCCGTTCCAGACAAGCGCCAGCCCTGCGCTCGGCTCGGGGAGGTCGATGTCCTCGAAGGTAGAACTCTCCGAAAACTTGATCGCCCTGCCCAGCTTCTCGTTGAGCTGTTGCGTCAGGCGCGTCAGCTTATCGACCGCGTCCTCCATCGTCTCAGCCGGGAACGCGACGTTGGCAACGAAGTCGCTCTCCTGCGTGAAGGGGATGTCCGCCAGGATGACGATCTCAACGCTCGAGCCGGGAGCTGTAACAAACTCCACGTTCCCCCCGGCGTCTTCGCCGGCGTTGGTCACCGTGTAGTGCGTGGTCAATGTCTGGAGCACCCCCGCGAGATAGACCTTGAGGTCGCTGTCCGCGAAGATGAGAAAATCGTAGGCGTATGTGGTCAGTGAATTGTTGCCGGTGTATTCCTTCCGGCCGGTTGATTCGGATGCGACTGTCATCTAGTTACCCCTCCCGCCGAATAGGCTTGGGGCGCTGATCGCCGAGGAGGTTTCCCGAGCGGCTTTTATCTGCGCCTGAACTTTCTCAGTATCGTTCTTGAGTTTCTTCATAAGCGATTCATTGTTGCTGAAATATGTAGCCATCCCGCGAGACCTGGCGGACTCAATCTCGGAGCGGATGAATTGCTTCTTAAAATCATCGCTCGGGAGAATGAGATATTCTCTTGACGCTACCAGACGCGTCAGAAGCTCGTGTAAGTTTAGTTCCAGCGTCTTCTCTGATTTACCCTCGGTCACCTTCAGGGGAATGGTCAGCGATTGGGTCAGCCGCACCATGCTGTCGTATTCCCACCGTGACAGCTTGACCCCGCTGAAGGAGCGGCGGGGAGGATTGAAGCTCAACTTGAGTCTCTCCAGTTCCTTGTAGACCGCATCCTTCTCGATGCGCCTTACGCCCAAGGGAGAGAAGTAGCCCTTCATGGGTCCACCCGTCACCATGTCCACGCGCCAACCGAACACGCTCTCGCGGCGAGGCGGCAAGAAGTCCTGGTGGCTTGCGATCCACTCGGGGGTTAAGCCTTCATCGGTCGGGTAGTCATTGTTGTAGTACCAGGTCTTGGCCTTGATGCCGTCGATGAAATCCCTCACCTCCAGCATCGCTGTGGTGTTCCATTCCTGATTGGCCTGGGCCGCCGCGGCGGGGAAGAAGGATGTCAGGAACCTAGAGAGTACCGGGCCGGCGCCAGTGCGAGGATCGGTTGGATTTGTCATGGCGCTCATCCACTCTGCCGTACCCTTGGTAAAGGTTTTGTTGGGCACATTTTTCGCCACTAGCGTTAGGAGGGCACCGGCCACATCGGTGAGATACTGCGTTGTCTCTTCGTCCTCGGGAAGGAAATCCACCATCTGAACGACGTCAGCCCACATGGTCATGATGTCGCCGATCATGGTGTTATTGGTATCCATCCAGATTGCCTTGCCCTGCTTGTCGGTTCCCATGTAGGCCGCGTGCGCCATGTGATTCTGACGCCAGGTGCGTGCTATACGGTGGTTGCCGGGACCGTTGCCGTTTATCATCCCCTTGTACGCGAGCATCGCTCCCGTCGTGAGTATGACCGCGCCGAATGCCTGTTGCGCCCGAGCCGTCTGGGCGTTGCGTGCCTTATCTCTCGGGGTGGCGCCAACCTTACCGGCCAACTCGTCCCTGAAGTTCTTGGACGCGAGCGCAAGGGGTGTGCGGCGTAACTGTTGTTTGATGACGTTGGTAGGCGCCACGATGAATGGGACCATGAGGCGCAGGAGAGGTTGCTCCTTCGCCGCCTCTTGCAGTGCCTTGGCTATCGGCCCTAGGGGTGCCTGGAATGTGCCATCAACGGCCGCCATCTTGGCCGCCTTGATAGCGTTGGGCATCTCCTCGGCCGCATGAAGAACGAGATACTCCATCCTCTTCCATGCCGCATCACCCGTCAGGCCTTCTTCAATGATGGCCCGTGACCAGGCTTCCTTGTGAATGGCCGCGCCGAACATGGCCGCCTTATTGTATTCATCGACCGACACGAGTGCCCTGAACGAGAGCCTTGCCGTAGCGCCGTATATGTCAGCCAAGTATCCAAGCTTAGGAAAGTTCTCGCGTGTAACGATGTCGCGTGAAACGGTCCCGAGCTTTGTGGCCGCGGTGGATTTTGTGCCGGGTGCGAGAATATCGAATGCCGCGCCAGCCTCGCGTGTACGCCAGGCCAGTGCCATCGCCTTAAGGGCAGAGCCCTGCATGGCCCACCACCCGTATGCCTCGGCCATAGCTTCGCCGCGAGCGATAGTGCCAGCAAACTTACCGGGGAGCCTGGCCGCGATGGCGGTCTCAATGGGACGTACTACGGCTATCGAGCCATTGCCGATGAAGTTTCTGAGCTGTGTGCGAGGCCCTGACAGGAGTCCTATACCCATCCAATACTCAAGCAGAATATCGAGCATACCCGGCTTCGTAATGCCCGTGACAAACGCAACCTTTCCAGAGTCGGTCTTCAGCTCCTTGAATAGGAGGAGTAATTTTCGTGGCGTCATGCCGCTCGTGGGGTCATCGACAGCCGCCCGAAACTGCGCCATAAACCGCTTGGCGCCGGCGACGAACTCTTCCTGCTCGAAGCGCATCTCGCGGCCAGCCTCGCTGATGAGGGCGTCTGCCTTGTTGGTGTTGGTGCCGAGCCCCCACAGGTCAACGAGGAAGCTCTCAAACCGCTCCATCGTATCGGCCTGGCTCATGTCTCCCGAGTCCATGCCGGCCAGGAGGTCATCCGCACTCTTGCCGAGCTTATTAATCTGACGGGCTATCAGGAACCGCATAGCCGTGACCTCTTCCACGTTGCGCGTTGAGCCGGGGTACAGGGCCTTGATCTCATCATCGGTCATCATGGTGTTCAGGGCCTTGTGCGTGGTCTCCTCAATACTCTGGGTGCCACGCTTTGCGTCTTCCCTAGCCGCGGCTTCCATCTTCCGGCGCTCGATAAACCCCTCTATGGGCTTGTTCTCGTATTTCCTTGACGCGTCATCTGCCGCCCGGCCCACCTTGACGTCGAGGCGCTGGGTCGCGCCCGTTGCCCGGCGTCCCATGTCGGCCGCTTTCTGGCCAGCCTTCAGAACGTCCGGCGCGATCTTCTTCCAGATTTCCTTGATCATTTTCCCGAACTGAGCACCGCCGGCAACCTGAATGCCCTGAAGCTCCATGTCCTCATTGAGCTTCTCGGTGAACACCTCCTCGCTGGCTTCGGCATCACCTACCGCCATGGCCGCCAGTACAGCCGGAGCCATGAGCACCATCAATCCCAGCTTCATGCCGCCATCTGCAAGCTCTGCGAGCCGCTCGGTGGCACCAGGCACGAACTCCTCGAGTCGCTGGGCGTGCTCTGTGGCGATGCGGACGAGTGTCTTCCTTACGTCCTCCACGGCACCCAGACCCTTCTTGTCGAGAAGCATCTTGATGCCGGCCCACATCCCTGCTTGCTGTACGGCAGGGGCTACGCCGTTCTGTCGAGCGAGATACTTGGTGGACGCTTCCATGAAGTTGTGCTGTGCGGTTGTGGGAGCTGGGCCGGTCTTATTGAATTCCCTGGTGGAGCCGTCGGGATACGTCTTGGTTCGCTTGAGGACGTTCCCCTTGGCGTCGCGCAACGAGCCGCCCAGAAGCCAGCCGTGTGCTCGGCCTTGCCATACATCATTGGTGGAGTAATTAAGGTCGCCACCAAGGTTCTTGTAGAATGGCATCGTCTTCGGGCCAAGGAACGGCGAGAAGTCGGTGTCGAGGCCGCCCTTCTTGGCGGCTTCAATTATCTTGTTGGAGGCCTTGGCGATGGCCTCGGCCGCTGTGGATTTGAAATCGCCCTGGAGGATGGGCTCGCCGGCCAGAAACTTCAGGTACACCTCGATGGCGTGGCCCACGTTAGCGGCTGGGTCTGCCATGTTGGATGTCGCGGCGAAGAAGGCCGTGAAGATGTTCTCGTGGCCCTTAACAACGAAGGATTTGATGGCACTCTGTGCATCGACGTACCAGAGCGAGTTGGACTCGCCCTTGAGATAAAGCTCGTTCAGCTCCTCGAGCGAGTTCAGTCGTTTCTTGTGCCCCTTGACCGCCATCGCGGCGAGCTTTTTGAATGAGGCCTTGGCCTTCTTGTGGATAGCTTTGCGCGTGGGCTCGTGATTGATGTCCTCCCACGCCGGCACGTTCTCGGTCATCCACTCGTTGAACTTGGCGTAGCCCTTTCGCGGAGAGTCGGTGGCCACAAATGAAAATGCCCCCGCATCCGCAAGGGCATTCGCATTCTTCGAGTTCATTTTCTTCAGGCCGCGCTCGGGACCATTCTTCCCGGTCCGCTTTACAACAAGCTCGGCATCTATTCCATCGAGGTGGATTACTCCGTCGCGTCGGTCCCTGAAGACCTGGGCGGCTCGGAAGAGTTCCCGAGATTCCCTTGACCCGGCAAGAATAGCCCCCTCGCCTCCTGAGTCGATTTCCCGGTACGATCTATTGGTTGCAAGTTTGAGGGCTTCTTCCTCTTTCTCATAGACCGCCCGGGCGGCGGACCTTGGTTCTCCAAATTTGGCACCGAATTCTTCCCCCATTCCAGAACGAACACCATAATCGCCAATGCCCTCATAGGCGTTGACAAAGGTCTTGAAAGTATCTCCCCTTGAGCCGTCTTCGTCAAACACATATATGCGGGTGCCACCGGCTTCTGGAACGAGAGTGCGCCCCTCAATCCCCGCCTCACTGAGGGCGGCCTTGATCTGCTCAATACTCCCTGACCCGCTGGGAACAAAGGCGTCATGCACCCGAGAGGTGGCCTCTTTACCCTCGCCCTCCACAAACACAATGACAGACCGCTGGTTGAGGAGCCGGCCCTTGATGGCCGCCGAGAGTTTGAAAAGGTTGAAGGTGTCTTGGAGCGAGCGCATCTTCGAGCCCGAGACGGTGGTGACAAAAGACGCCTCGGAGCCCGAGCCATATTTAGGGCTGGCCCAATCTCCCACGGCCGCCTGAGTATTGGAGGCCGAGAGGCCCAACTGCTCGTCCACGTTGCGGACAAGAACCCCGGCCAATTTGTGGTTGTCAGACCCAATGAATTTAAGCGCGTCTGCGGTGGTCTGCTCTTCTGTGAGAATGGGGCTATAGAATTGCATCGCCAGGCGCGTGTCGTTGTCCTCGACAATCTGCTTCGCCTGACCGGGCCCGAGATGCAGGGCACCCTCCTGGTCACGCAGAAAATTGCCGACCTCTTTTCTGATCCGAGCGAGAAGCCCTTTGTTCTTTACGAATGCGTTCATCCCCTTGGCCACAGCAACGACCGTCCCGATCAGGGCCTCGGCCACAAGACCATCGAGCGCGTTGCGGAACCTTTTCTCTGCGGCGCCGTTCTCCAGTTCCTCGACAGGCTCGCCGATGTACTTAGTAATCGCGTTATTGAACAGGGGGCTCATGTTGTGGAGCACCCTCTTCCATTCGGCACTCTCGGGGTCGAAGCCGGAAAGCCACTCACCGAGCTGTTCACTCATCGCCGCGAGGTTGTCTTCATCGACCGACTGCCCCCCCGCATCAAGCACAACACCGCCAGCCATGCCCTTGAGGTATAACTTGGTCGCGCCCACCGCTCCTGCCGCCTTGGAACCCGCAACGAACTGAAGGCCCATGCGCGTGCCGTGCCTGATGAATGCGCCCGTCCATGTCTTCGCGTCGGGGGTCGTGGGAAGGGCTTCGATACCCTTCCGCATCTCTGCCTCGAAGCTCTCCGGCGTGTCGTGTCCGCTGATAGCCATCGCGCTAGCGAGACCAAGGGCCCCCTGAGAGCCGGGACGCTTCGCCATGCCAAGCCCCATGTCCACGAGCGCCTGGCCTGTCTGCTTGATCGCATCGATGACGGCACCAACTATCTGAACGGGTGCCTCCTGTGCGCCCTCGACCACATCGTCCACCACCTCTGAACCACCGGAAGGCTCTGCGGCGAAGTCGGCCTCGCTCACCTTTATATTCTCGGCTTCGTTTCGGACGGCGGCTTCCTGTCGCTGTACGTCGTGTTCTTCCTGCTTGGCGGTCTGGGCAACATCCTCAAGCTCGTGCCCATACGCAACAGCCTCGTCCTGCTCAAATTCCATGTCCTCGTAGAAGGTGCCGAGGCGCTCCGTAATATCGTCGCTGTCCACCTCGAAGTCTGGGTCTTGCGTGTCAGTGACAGGGGCGCTCATCGAGAAATGGAGGACGGGCTCACCCGTATCATTCACGGCGTCTGCACCGGCGTTGATCTGATCAACCACGTTATTTCACCCCTATCTTACGAAAGGCGTCCTGTCTGGCTTTCCAGCCAGACCTCTGTCCGCTCTTTCGGGCATTCTCAAAATCCTGCTGTCTCTCTTGCTCTAATGTGGCCGGGTCTTTCCCGTGCCTCTCCCTGTAGCGAGCCACCGCTTCATCTTTCGTCATGGGTGCGACCTTGAGCCGGGCACCGGATATGACTTTCCATTTGGCGATCATGTCAACCGACAGGTCGAGTATTTTATCTGGGGTTACGGCGCGGCCAGCAATAAGGTTGTTGAACTCGGCCATGGCCTGACCGAACCGGTGGACGTTTTCGTCTTGCGTGTATCTCTTCTCGAATGCCATGCCACGCGAGTCAAAGCCGAAAGCCCTGCGGATGGCGTTGAGGCCCGGCCTATACTCACGCGCCTTGAACAGGTCGAGCGAGTCCAGGTCTTTCTCGAGACTACGCAATTCCTTGTGGTTAATCTCGCCATTGACATAGATAGCGTTCAGGGTCTGGTTGTTGTACTTGTCGGGGTGCTCAAACATATCTTGCCTGATGCGACCAACCTCTTTTGAGTTGTCAGGTCTACCGCCGTCCGTAAGGAATTTGTTCAGCCTGGCGTTTGCCGCATTAACGCCAGCGGGAGAGATATTGCCGAGTGCCCCCTCTTTCGCTATGTCAGACTCGGTGAAAAGACCCTTGTCAATCTTCCCGTACACGATCTGAAGCGACCGCTTTTGATCCTTCTCCTTGAGACGAACGGCACGCCGCTCGAGTTTGTCCTTGAGATCAATCGAGTATTTTTCTTGCCGTTGCAGGAATAGATAGTCCCCCTCCCTGAACTCCCCACTCCTGAGCCTATCCTTGAATACATGAAAGTCTTCGTTGCTGGCAGACCACCGTGCGCGTCCCTCGTCGATTTCCCTGCGTGCGGCATGAATCTGCTTAGCCGCCGTGGGTGCGGGGATCACGCCGTTGGCTGACAGCCCCCTCAGGAGCTTAGAGATGTCGGCCTTTATGATCTCGACCTCTTCAGTGTCTGCCGTCACGCCAGCCTTCTTGTAAGCGTCAACGATGTCTACGCTCCGTGCCACAGCCTGGTCTTTCCGGCGCTTAATGGTCGCGTTCTGGAACTTGATGGAGTTGTCTGCGAGCGCCTTGTTGATCTCCCCGCTGATACCGGCCTTGAGTCCCGAACGCGCATCCTTCGAGTATCCCTTCGCAAGTTTGGTGGCGAATGTCCCGAACGCCTTCTCGGCCTTCTTGGAGTAGTCGGCCACGGACGGGTCTTGCTGACCGAACTGATTGCCGATGGAGTTGAGGCCCACCTTGAGCTGGGATTTGAATTGCGAGAGGGTAGCGGCATCCTCGGCCCGGTTGAGCCGCTCGTCGATCTGGAAGAAGATACTGGCGGCCTGGTTGCCGAGGTCAGCGAGAACCTGATGGCCCTTGGCCTTGGCCTCGTTCTCCATGGCCGCCACCGAGGGCGATATGCCGTCAGGATGCACCTTCGTCCCGGTGGCGATAACCTGGCGTCGCCCACTCGATGTGGGAAGCAGTGACCGCTCCCCGCTCGAGGAGAGCGCGTTCATGGATGGCTTGGTTCGTTTCAATGTCGGCATCAGGTTACGCCCATGGCTTCCTGTCCGCCCTTGGAGCTGGCGAACGTGAGGAGACTGTTCCCGATGTTCGAGGTGAACTGTGCGTTGGCCATGGCGTTGCCCGAGGTGAGCGCCGCGCCAGATGCCCGGCTGTTATTGGCCGCCGCCGCGAGGGCTCCGCGCTTGGCAATCTCACCCTTGAGGCGCTCCTGCCTCGCGTTGTCCCGGGCACCCTTGGCCGCCACATCCCCGGCGAAGAGGACGCGGTCTGCTTCGTTCTCCCGTGCCGTCGCCTGTATTTCGGCATTGAATGTAATCGTGTTGATATTTTTCTGGGCGATGAAAAGCTGTTCCTGCATGAAATTGATCGAGGAGGCCGACTCGATGCTGATGCCGCCCCCCGCCAGGTCGTTCACCGAGTCCGCGTATTCCACCCTCGTTACGAGGGCCATGTCCTCGGCCGCATTGAGTCCCGCGAAGCGTGCCAGGTCCGCGTCCTGTAATAGGAGGAGGAATTTGAGGTCCGCGTCCTGCTCGATGAGGATGGCGTTCTCTTCTTCTATCGACGCGGCGAGCTCGGCCTGTTCCTCGAATGCCTCGGCGTTCAGCGCATCTATGCGAGCCTGTGCCTCGAGCGCGTCTGACCGTGCCCGGGCGGCATCCTTTGATGCGTTCCTTCCCTGGATCGCCCCCAGCGCACTGAGAGCAAAACTCCCGACCGCGAGGGCCGTCGTGATTGCCATTTAATCCCCCGTTACTTCCAGCACGCCCGTGACCGCGAGAACGGTCTGAGCGAGTGGCTGGGTCTGCTTGATGGTGATCTGTCCCTCTTCGTCCCAGCCGAGCTTCTTTGCTTTCTTGTCGCCCGTGAACACGGGGATGGCCGTGTCCATGAGATCAGATGCAGTCTTGAAATCGATGAGCGTGTCATTGATGGTGAGCCCCAGAGACTCGAACACGCGCACGGTGATCTCGCCCCAGGATTTCTTCCGACCCTGGAGTGAGCCATCGCCGAGCACCGCTTCCGGTCTCAGGAGCTTCAGCTCGCTGTCGTAGTGGAGGCCCACATCTACATCCGTGCCAGCCGTATCAATGGTGATGGCGGCCGCGGCCACGGTCTTCTGGGCCTGAGGAACATCGCTCGAGACGACGTCAACCACTTCACCCTCGAGGTGGGTGAGCCCCGTGAGTGACGTAGTCGCGGAGCCCGAGTAGGTCAGCGCACAATCGACCTGGAGGTTTTCGTCCATGTACTCGACGTAGCGCTTGGTGGCGCCGTTGATGGTCCGCTTCACCGTCACCCAGACCTGGTCCCTGTCACCGTCGGGGTGTGGGATGACGGCCACGCTCTCAAACACGCAGTCCGAGGTGGCGTCGGTGGTCTTCCGCCTCGCCCAGGCCACAACGTCCTGAGGCCGCTCGTAGGTCATCGCCAAGAGCTGGCCGTCATTCCTGATCATCCACACGATGGAGTCGAGCTCCTGGGCATAGGCCCAATCGAGGATGCCGCCTGAGGTGATGTGCTCGGAAAGGATAGAGAGGTCAGGCGCGAACCTTTCGCCACCTGGAGCCTTAGGAAAGGTTCCCTCTCTAACCTTCCTTCCCGAGCGTTGAACGAAAAGAACGGCGCCGTGAACCTTGAGCGGCTGAATGGTCCCAGAGCCATAACTGGATTGATTGCTGTATTCAATTACACCCGGCGCGATGGATGAGGTGTCGTTGCCCGAATGGAGGAAGCCCTCGGCCGTTGCGGTACCCAACGCGAGCACGCGGTCCTGCGAGGAGAGCCACCTGATGATATTGTCTTCCGTGATCTCGACGTTGATGCCCTCGGTGGCCAGCCCGGTGCCGAGGTCGAAATCATCGAATGAGCCAACGAGGGAGCGCCATACGTTGGTCGGCTGTTCCGTGGAGCCGGCATACCAAAGGGCCTGGTCGTGAAACGCAATCGCCCCCGGGTAGCCCCGGTAGTCGCTCCAGGCGCCCTCTTCCCAGCTCGCAGTCGCCGTGGTCGCGGAGAGCGTCTCCACCACCGTCATGTCCACCAACACATCGCTCGTGAATGCATCGATCTTCACATAGCCGCTGTGCATCTGGAAGATGGCGCCCACATGAAGTGCATCAAAGAACGACGCGGACGCCGTGAGCGTGCCCGAGCCGGATGTCACCGACGGGGTCATTGTGATCGCGGTCGTGTTGGTCGGGAGCCAGGGGCCGTTGAGGTTGTCCACCTCAGTCAGTGTCCACGAGGTGTGGCTCGAGCGCGTGAGCTTTTGTTGGCGGTAGTCCTGGTGGGTGATATAGAGAACGTCCGCGCTCTGATCGAACTGTAGCTCGAGGAGGTCGGCCGTCAGGTAGGGCGTCACGACCTCAACGGGGGCACCACTATTCTCGATGTTGCCGCCGTCCTTATATATGCGGATGTAGAGGTTGCCGAATTCGAGGATGTACGCCTGGGTGATGTTAAACTCGAAGGGCACCAAAATGGTCTTGGCCGTGGAGTCCTTCACTTCTTTGACGAAGCGGGTGCCGGGCGCACGGGTCGCGCCGCCCTGTTTGAAGATCGTATAATTCTCGACGGTCTCGGCGCCGTTTTTGTACTTATCCAGGTTGACCTGGCCGGCGAGCTTGGGGGAGAGCTCCCCCGCCGTCATGTTCGTCTGAATAGGTCGAAGCCGAGCCATTGTTACCTCTGTTCGGCGAGTATGTTTGCTTGAACCCTCGTGGGCGTTCCCTCCTGCCCGTCGTCTCCTCGGGCGAGCTGGAGTTGGTCCTTGTAATGGTCCTTCATGTCCGACGCGACAGTCCTGCTCTTTGTGAGCGGGTATGCCATCATCCAGGCCATGCGAGCGGTCAGCGCCATGTACAGGCTCGCATCAAATTGTGCGGGGTCTATAACCCGACTGATGTAGATGGCCTTAAAGGAGTCTTCGTCCGCGTAGAGCTTCCGGCCAACAACCTGGAACTTTACCGTCGGCTGTTCCTCCTGAAGAACGCGGAGGCAGTACGGGCTAGTCGGGAGCTGGAAGGAGTAGTCCCAGGTATGAGGAGGCGCCGCCGCAAGCTGGGCGAACTCCTGATAGACGATGGCGCAATTCCACGGGTGGGCCCTCAGGGTCGCATCACGCGCCTGGGCATAGAAGGCGTTACAGAGACGGGCCCTATCATTGTCCTCTGTCAGAGAACTGATCGGGTCATCGCCCAGAAGGTTAAGAGCGTTTGAACAAATCTCAACGACCGATGCCATCTGGCCCTCCTAGAACTTCTCTCGTGTAGCCACTTAGGGAAGTGACGTATTCCTTCATCTCTGGGTAGCAATTCATGTTCTCGCCCCACGCGGTGATGATGGATCGCTCTCCGTGCATCCCCCCAGAGTCGGGCGGATCATAAAAGCGGCCCGTGCCGTCACACGGAATGCCGGCGAGCACTACCTTCTCGTATCCCAGGAGCACGCCAAGCATCGCGGCATAGAGCCCCGACAGGCCGCCCATGTTCGGGACCATCGGCCAAGGGTTATCGATGCCGGGCTTCTCTTTGTGGCCGTGCGTCTGGATGGCGTCGCAATTCAGTCCGTGGTGGCGCCTGAGTGTCATCCAATTCATCAGGTGGTCGGCGTGCAGTGAGCACCAGTGCTCGATCTTGCAAGTGAGCCACTGGCCTATATCGTTGACCGCCATAACATCGTGGGAGCCCGACTCTTGCCAGCGACGAAGACCCGTGAAGGTTCCCGTTCCCGAATCCCCCGTGTATTTTGCGATGTCTTTGAAGACGCATCGTCCGCCCCCCACCACCAGGAGCGTGCCGCTGTATTTCCCTACCAGGTTGGGCGGCTCACCCTCGAACATCATTTCTCGGTAACGCCACATAATCCGCCTAGAGTTTGTCCAGTACCCTCTGCCGGAAATCGGCCTTGGATATTGGTGCCAGGGCGGATGCAACTCTCACTTCGTTGATCAATTCCCGTGCCACTGCGAAAGCGGCCCTCACCCTCTTCTCGGGGAGGGGCTGATCAGCGGCCGGCATATCGAACTCTGCCGCGGCGAGCGCGGGCTCCTTGTCGTCCAGCTCCTGCTGGGTGAGGGCGACAATCGATTTGGTCGGTACGTCGAAGCGATGCGTGTCCCGATCCATAGCCAAAGCATTTCTTGCGAGAGGGGCGTCGGGATCGGAGCTCTCAATCCAGTTGTGACTCCCCTCGAGCGACGGCTTATCGGCGCGGTTCCCGAAATAACCTACGGGGGCGTCGGCGTTGCTGAAATCAACGAAATATCCCTTTACCATTATGGGTGGCTCCTTGTAAGCATCCTGAATCCACGGGTACGAATCTCAATCTTGCCCGAGGAAGAAACATTCGGTCCCGCGTAGTCAACCTGACTCGAACCGTTCACGTTTACGAAAACTTGCTCTTCCATTCGGTTTGCACCCGAGAGAGTGCCGCTGTCCCAATGGAGAACGAAGTCGCCCTGGTTATAGAGGAACGCAGAATCCGCCTCCCTGACCTGAATCTTCCAATCAACCCCCCCGGCGTTTGGATCATCCATGAGAAGAGTGATCTCAGCGATACAGTTTGCCGGGCAGGACAGTGTTGCGACCTCGAAGACCCCAGCGGAAAGGGTGGCGTCGGACAAATCACGAATTGGAGACGCCGTGTACATGAACTCGTCGCCACCAACGTGCAAGAACGATTCGATATTTGAAGAGGCGTCGGTGTGTACCATTCCGATGAGACGCTTGTAATCGTAGTTGGTCGGCATCGTCGGGGCGGTCGCGGAGGTAGAGAACAAAACGTCCTCCACATCCGTGTCGGATCGCTTAATAAGCCACACATAATAATTCGTATCAGTCGTGACGGAGCCCGTGTCCATCCCGCCAGCGTCATCGCCCACGGCCCAGGCGGCGTCGATCTGCTTCGTGATCTCGCTGGTCAAGATCATGTTGACCGCGTCGGTGGCGTCCCTACACTGGCCGGCCGTGACATTGACGTCATGATCGGTGTCGGTGTCATGACTGAGTTTCAGCCCCTGCGGCACGAAGGGAGACACGACCCCGCCCATCGCCGCATCGACGTAAGCCTTGATGGACTGCTGGCTCGCCACCTTCGTCGCGCTGTCCGAGGCCATGTTGTCTTCATCGAGAATTTCGCTGTCCATGACAGCACCGGCCGCTGTGACATTCGTGGTATCAGTGACGTCAGCGGATGCTTCGACACCAGCGAGTTTGGTTTGCTCCGCATCCGAGAACTCATTTGTATCGGCATTGGCCTCGTAGGCCGTTTTAATCTCCGCGTTACTTTGATCGGCGGTAGCACCGCTCTCCACATTGATGAGCGTGCGAAGCTCGGTGGCCGTGAGCCCCTTGATATTCCCGGCGGTGATGCGACCCACGACGGTCTGCTCTGCAATCGTGATCGGCACCGGCGTATTATCAGAGGTGGCCTGAAGAACCGTGTGCGCGTTGTAGTCCGACTCCATGACGGCGCCGGCGGCATTCACGTTGGTGGCGTCGGTCACATCTGCGGATGCCTCGATGCCATCGAGCTTCGTTCCGTCGGTGGCGACAACCCTTCCGTCGATGGTCTTCCCATTCGCATCAAGGTTGCCCCCAAGTTGCGGAGTGGCGTCATTGACCAGGTCTTGCATGGCAGTCGCGGCCAGGTCTCCCTCCGCTCCCGTGGCGAAGGAACCCGTGCCGGGAGTAAGGTCGATGTTCTGATCGGCCATCGTCAGGACGCGGGTGGTGCCCGTAGTGAGGCCATCGGCTTCGACGCGCACCTGTTTGGTGGCGTCCACCGAGCCCTTAACAATCGCAGTGGCATCGGAGAAGGGATGGCTTGCCGCTTCGAGCGTGCCTCCACTGACACCGATGACCCCAGCCTCTTTCCGGTACAAGCCGAGGCCAGGCTCTTCCTTGAATGCCATCGAGGGGGCACCGCTCGAGCCGCTCCCCAGCCTGAGACGATTAAAGAACCCTTTGAGGATACTCACTGAGTGAGCTCCGCGATCACCGAGGTGCCGGCGTGTTCGCCGCTCTTGACGCCGATGCGATACTCCATGTGGGGATTGCCCACCTCGAACTGGCCCTCGAAATCGATACCGCTCGCCCAGGAGTCAACGTCCCGCCAGGTAGAATCGCCTTCGGGCTTTCGTTGAAGAGTGACCGTGCCCGTCCACGCGGTGCCAATAATGGAGATGTCCACCGGCCTGACGGTCTCGAACTTCTGGCCCTCCGAGAACGTATCCTCGGCCGTGAACGTATCGCCTGATTTGATAATGAAGTCGGGCATGGCCTACCCCCTACAGTCCGTAAGCGCTCTTGGCGTTTGAGGCGGCCGCATAAATCGTGTAGCCGTCGTCAGCCTGTTGAACGGAGCCGTTGTAAGATGAGTTTTTGATGTGGAACGCGGTGCCCACGAGGACGACCGTTGCCTCGCCATTCGTGCTCCGCTCGATCAAATCCTTGTCTGCAAGGTCTGAGGTGAAGCTCATACGACCCCTCCATAGGTGAGGGGGCCCCGTAGGGCCCCCATGCACCTAGTCCTGGTTAGTGAAAGCCACCCACCCCTTGATGGTGTCGTCGGCCTCGATGTTCGCCGTGTCGATGGTGGCGAAGATCGTGATGCCGCCCTGGGAATCCATCTCGAGGAAACCCTCGGCCGGGAGCGAAAACGCCTCGTCGATGGCCGAGCCACCGTTGACGTTATCCCCAAAGGCGTTGTCGTCTTCCACGACAGCGGTCCCGTCGATCTGGGTGTAGGCCCGGTAGCCGAGATGCACATCGGCCAGGGTGACCATCGCCGAGGTGACGATGCGCGAGAGGTCCGCGTAAATCCGAATCCGGCCGTAAGGCAGGACCACGAGATTCACAGCGCCCGTTCCCGCTCCCTCGGTGGCGGTGTGGGTGTACTCGAAAAACGCGATTCGGAGACGAGCTCCGACGTCCGACACATTGGCGTTGCCGCCAGTGCCGCCGCTCTGCAAGGCGTGTTGCACAGAGCTGGAAGGTGTTCCGGTGAAAGCCGTCATTTGTTTCTCTCCTTAGAGGATGATGTTGTGTGTTCCGTTAAGCCGGCCCGGTCCTAGGACTCGCGGCAGGACACCTCGACTACGCCCTCGTCCTCGACGCGGACGGCGCCCAGGTCCATGGCCATGTAAGGCTGGACGGAATAGCTCTTGTCGGAGCGCTCGGTGATTCGGGCGATGACATCCATCCCGACCGAGAGACCGATGGAGCTCTTCGAGAAGGCGATGCAACCGCGCACGCTCGTGGCCGTGGTGTTCAGCCGCTGGGTGCGGATGAACTTAAAGCCGAGGAACGTATCGACCTCGCCGTGGACGAGAGCCTTCACCGTGTTGAAATCGGACGACGTCACGGCCGTGGTGGCCAGGAGGTCATCGATCTGCACGGCCGACGCGAGGAAGAACCTCGGGTCGCTCGGGTCGATCTCGGCGGCGTCGAGCAGACGCTTCGCCTCGCGGAGCTTGGCGATTGTGAGACCGACGGAGCTCTCGGCGATTTTCTGGCCGGAAGGCAGAACTTGCGAACCCGATCCGGTCTCGCCAGTGGCGGCGGTGCCGGTCAGCGCGGTGATGAGGACATCGTCCATCGAGCGCCCCATGGCCCAACCGCCGGCCTTGGCGTACTCGCCCTCGGGATCGATGAGGGTGCGGACCTTATCCGCCTTGTCGATGAGGTCCGCCCACTCGTAGGTGGCCAGGCTGGCCATGCGCCTCGAGTGGGGGGTCTCGATGAGCGGGGTGTCGCCGTGCCGCGTGGTCTTGACCTGGGCGGTAGTCGCACCTACCCGGTCGAAGAAGTCGGTCTTCCCCGTGACGTCGGGATGCACGGTGACAGCACCGCGCAGGCGCGAACCTTTCTGTTGCGCGAGCTGAATAACAGTCCCGCGGTAATTCTGCACAAATGCATCGGTGATCTGCTGGGACACTGGAGTGCCCTCCATGAGTTCGAGAAATCCAAAACTCGGAGGGCTCCCCGCGTAGTGCGGACCCTGCCTTGGCGGTTACGCCGCCCAGACGGGTGTTGAAGGCTATCCGGCCTACACCTGAGAACCGGACCCTAATGCAGTGAAACTATCCTACGGTTGCGATCACTCTCGTTCCGTACCTCTGCTCGTAGAGCCTTTCCTTCTCCGCGAGCAAGGATTTGTATTCCGAATTGTCCGAGGTCATTTTAGCCAGTTTCGCCTCTACCTCCGCGATCTTCGCGTCAACCTCTTCAGCCATGAGCGGCCCGGTCAGCGCGTCGCCGGCAACGAGCTTATCTTCGCCCATCGCATTCCCGATTCGGCTAAAGAGCCTGATGACCTCCGCGTTATTCTGGAGACCGGCCTGGGCGAGAAGACCCCTGAGGGCCTCGCCGCCGAAAGAGTTGAGCGCACGGTTGGCTATCTGGACGTTAGTGTCGTACTGTCCGCCCCACTCCGACCGTAAAACGTCAAGTGCCTTTTGCGAGGTAGTGACGAAGCGCTCGTTCTCTTGGACATTTTCGTTGACGATCATATCCATCATGACCGTGGTCTGCTTGTCGGTGAGTCCCATGTTGTGCATCATCTGGAACATCTCGGTCTGACGTCCCTTATCGACATGGAATTCCTCGCCGACATCTTCGCCCGGCTTGTAGGTGTAGCCAGTGGCATCGTCGGGGCGACCGAGCTTCGCGTAGAATCCGCTCCACTCTTCGGTCGAGGCATCGTCACCCGGCAAGCGAAGCGAATTACCCACGAGCTTCTGGGAATTCACGAGCTGGCTCGCCATCGACTCGACGCTCTTGGTGTTAGCGATAGTCGGGTCGTTCTTCAGTCCCTCGGGGAGCGCCTCTTTCCACTCGACGCTGACGTCTCCGTCGGTTGCCCCGTTGCCACCACCATCCCCACCACCACCTAATTCGTCTGACATTCTGACCTCTTTACTCGGGCTGTTTTTGGATCGCCTTTAAGCGAATGTTTTCTGGATTCTCCCCGGCCGCCACGATGCGCCCGATCTCAACAAGCACGCTCTGCTGGCCAGCCTTGTATGCCGTGTCATAAGGATCGCCCTTCGTGTAGCACGATCCCCCGAAACTTTGCCGCAAGTGCTCGAGCACCATCTTCCCGGGGCCCGTGTCGAAGCACTGGAAAAAATCGGACGCCCTCTTCTGGAGGATGCGCTCCGCTTCGCTCTTTTCCACTAAGCCACCGCGAACTCTTCCTCGAGCTCTTCGTCAAATAATCCTTCGTCCACCGCCGGGGGCTCTTGCCCCTGGTTCTCACCCATCACCTTGAGGGCCGGCGCGGCAGACCCAAGTGCCTGGGCGTCTGCTCTCTGCGCCTCGGCGCGTGCGGCGGCCTGGGCGTCTTCCGCCTTGGCTTCCTTCAGGGCCTCGAGCTCCTCATCGCTTCTGAGGACTGACGCCCTGACACCCCACACCTCGGCCGCCTCCATCATCGCGTCGTCGATCTTGAGGACGTCGAGCGGAGCCGGCTGGCCCTGCGCCTGTCCAATCGCGGTACCCAGAGCCACGAGCTGTTGCACGGCCTGGGTATCCTGAGACCTCTGGGCCATGGCCAGGGGGCCCTCATATTCGATGTCAATATTCGCATCGCCCTCGGCCATCACTTGCTCGAGCTCGGGAGGGAGCGGAGGCAGGGCGCCGGTATTGAGCATGATCGAGAACGCACGCTCGATGAACGGATTCAGAAACTCATGCTCGAAGCGCCCGTAGGTCGGACCCAGGAGGCGCTGAACCTCCTGGCTACGCTCGAGCACTTCGGTGGCCGTCATCTGAGGGCCATCGCGCAGGACAATCAAATCAGCGAAGAAGCTCTTGCGGATCGCATCCGCGAGCTCCTCACTCTTCAGGTTCGTCAGGTCGAAGCGCGGGTTGAACTGTTGCTCCCTGATGGCTTGCAGATCGCGCACAACTGTCAGCTCTCCAGGCCGGGTGTCTACATTTCCGACCACGCCGTCATCGAGAACGTACAGGGGCGGGTCCACCATCTTCGCCCAGGCACTGAGCTCGAGCTCTTTCGCTTTGTTGAGCGTCTTCACATCGGGGAGCGCGATATGTCCGCGGCCCCGGCCATAGGTCTCGCCTGAGGTCTTCGCCCAGCGCGATACCATGAAGGGCTTCTCGCGGTAGCCGCTCTCGTGGAGGAGCTCCTTATCCTTCGCCGAGTAATACACGGACGCATAGGACATATTCTGATTGTCCACTTTCCTCGAGTCGTAATCCTCACGAGGCATGACCATGTGGATGATCTCGAACATTTTGTCGGGCTTGTCTTCGGCCTTCGCCTTGAGCATCTGCGTCGAGAGCTTCCACCCGCGCTTTTCGATGAGGCGAAGCGGGAGCTCAAACTCGCGGCCCAGCGTGTCAACGGTTCCGTCGTTGCCCTCGGCAATAACGAATTTGCCGGGCGCCATGAGAGTGAACTCGAAGCCGTTAAAGTTGAACGGGCCCACCCTCTCCTCGACAATTATTGCGCCGGTACCAAAGCCGGCGGTGTCGATAAGATATTCATTGACCGCCATGTTGAACGAGCTCTGCCGGAACGCCAGGAGGAGCCGGTCCTGCACTTCCTCGAGCCATTCCCTGATCGGGTCGATGTCGTTCAGCTCCTTAGTCCGCATCTTGAGAACGAACCAGCGCACGTTCGAGGGAGTCATGGCGCCGTAGATCGAAGCGCCCAGCATCTCGAGCGCGTTGGGCGCCGTGGAGTCGAACATACTTTTTGTCTGCTTCTGGCCCGGGAACCTCTGCACGGTGATGTTTGATTTTCTCGGGAGAATATAATTGGCGATGTCCTGCCAGAGTCCTTCCCAGAGGCGGCGCTCTTCAACGTGTTTGGAATAACGCTTATGCAATTCTTTAATGTCGGGCATTTATGATCCCAGGAGCGGCCGTGAGCCGCTACTAAGTTGAGCGAGCTTGATGGGCGCCGGGCCCTCCACACCTCGCCGTGAAGTAAAGATGGTCGAAGCCCTTCCCTTGGGCTTGCGGGTGTTGCCTTCGACAGTCTTCCCCGACCCAAGATTGGTGACGTTGGGTGTGCCAGGAATTTCCCCCAGCTTCGGGAGCGGCCTGGGAGTCGGCGCCTGGATGCTTGGCGCCTGGGGAGTTGGAGCGGCTTTCTTTGCCGGCTCAGACGGAGCAGTCGGCGTAAAATTCTGGAGGATGCTCCCGCGCTGGGCCCTGAACTTATTCACTACACCCGAAACAGTATTGAGGCCGCCCATGGCTTCCTCAATTTTGTCGTTGCCGTGCTCCCCAACGACAGCGATATTGGGTGCGCTGACGTCGCCCTGGCCTATCGATTTCAGGAGCTGATCAAAACTATGTATCTCTTCGGGACCATCGACGCCCTCGGTAAACACCGGGTTGCCGCCGCGGAAGAATTCCTCGATGAAAATGAACGCCTCTTTCGCGTTGTTGAAGTTGCCCTGGCCGGCGGCGGTGCCAAAGAATTTTGCCATCAGGCGAATACCTCGTACCCTCTATTCCGGCTGGGCCTGTTCGCGCCCTGCGAGGAGAAGGGATCATAAGAGTCCATCGAAACTTTCTGGGGTCTCACTCCACCCGTCTCCATGTAGTCATCCCACCCGACAGCGAAAGACCGGGAGGCGTCTGCGGCATGGGAGCACCAATCATGGAGCGGCGCCTTCTTGAACTCGCGGCGCTTCTCGTCGTACTCCTTGCGATATTCTCTTAGCGCTTGAATACCTTTGCGGCACTTTCTCTCGTCAAAGTACGAGCGAGGAAGAATGCGACGCATAGCATCGATACCTTCCTCCACAGCCAGTTTAGTGACGACGCGG